GGATGCCTTGCCCCAGACGGTACGACTTGCTGCAGAGATGGGGAAATCGAGCAATCGTAAATACACGGTCAATTGGCTTTGTGAGCCCAACACGGACGCAGTCCCAAATAAACTCGACCGTCTAAATATGCCGTACAAATCAATCTACTGGCTTGATGAATCACGGCAGGATGAATATCTGTATATCGGCGGCTTTGAGGAATTTCCAGCTCCTACCGCCAGATGGACGGTCAACGCCAATGACTGCTACGCAAAAGGGCCGGGGTGGTTTGCAGAAGCCGATAGCAGGGCCTTGCAGGTCATGAAGCGTGACTTCCTGACGCTCCTTGAGCTGATGGCTAAACCCCCGATGCAGGCCACCACTGACGTGATGATGCATGGCATCAACCTGATCCCTGGCGGCATCACGCCGACGAATGGGCAAGGCGGTGTAGGCCCCTTGTTCAATACGCAGTTTGGGAATCTTCAGTACCTTACGGAAGAGATTCAGAAGACGGAAGACCGCATCAAGCGGCATTTCAATTCTGACTTATTCCTGATGTTCGACAACATTGAAGCAGGTCGACTGACGGCCCGTGAAGTCACGGTAAGGCAGCAGGAACGGCTGCAGGTCATCGGCCCCGTGGTCGAGCAGCTCCAGGATGAGTTTCTGACACCAATCATTGAAAGGGTGTACAGAATCCTTGACGAGGCGGGAAAGTTTCCGCCCGTTCCTGAAATGCTGCAGGACCTTATCAATGAAGATGTGAAGGTGGAATACATTTCCCCTCTTGCACAGGCCCAAAAGATGAGCGGCCTCGTGAATATCGAGCAGGCAGTAGGCTTCACACTCCAGATGGCTCAGGCATGGCCTGATGCCCTGAAAGTCGTGGACCCGACAAAGACTATTGCAAAATACATGAACCTCTTGGGCGCCCCCGCCGATATGCGTCGAAGCCCTGATGAAGTCAAGAAGATGATTGAAGAGGAACAGGCTGCTATGCAGAAACAGCAGGAAGAAGCGCAGGCCGTGGCCGTGGCTCAGGCAGTTCCTGGCATTACCCAAGCAGCTAAAAACGCCACGGAAGCGGCGAATGACGGAAACCCCGCCTTGCAGGAATGGTTAGGTATGTAAAATGCTCAAGAAAGCAATTACGGAGAAGGATTCATACGATTATTGGCACGCAAGGGCCACGAATGAAGCCGTTGCAATCAGGAATCGGGATGCCTATGAATATATGCTCTCCGACGCCCGTGGCAGGTGGTTCCTGATGAGTCTGATGAATGAAACGTTTTACAATTCCACGACCTTCACGGGAAATTCCACAAGCTTCTTCAATGAAGGAAAACGTGCTGTATGTGTCAACATCATCAGACAGATAGGGCACCTCCTAGGGGCTGATGGCCTTGAAAAGCGGCTCCTTGCTGAAAAAGAGTACTACGAATTTATTGAAAGATTGAAGGAGGCAGACGAAGATGGACGAGGTTAAAGATACGAATCCGGTCCCCACTGAACCCACAGAGCCGGAAAAGACAGAACCCACACCGGAACAGGCAATGACCCCGACCGACGAAACGGCACCGCAGGGCGGCACGATTCTCACGCCACCCCCCGAAAAGGACGCGCCGACAGCGCCAGAAACTTATGACTTCACGGGCTCCTTGCCAGAAGGCTATAGCCTAGATGAAACGACGGCGCAGGGCTTTGGCAATGTCTGCCGTGAGATGAACCTCACGAATGAGCAGGCGAACACCATGGCGAAGTTCGGATTTGACTTTATCGGCCAGATTCAGGCGGCGCAGGAAGCGCAGGCGCTGCAGCAGTCAAAGGACTGGGCAACGCAAACAAGGACTGAACTGGGGGCGAACTTTGAAAAGACTGTTTCCCTTGCAGGGGCAGGGATTGAACGCCTGGAAAGGGAGATTCCTGAACTCCGATCTATCCTTAACGAGAACGGGTTGGGCAACCGCCTCCCGATTGTGAAGCTTTTTGCCCGCATTGGCGAAATGGTCAGTGAGGACCAAGGCGGCACGCTGTCAAACCGCTCCAACCTGGAAGCAACGGGCTATCAGGCCCTCTATCCTAATACCGATTTTAAGCGGTATGAATGACGCTTGTATCTGCCATCGTGGCAGGTCAATAAAGAAAGGAAGTTGATATTATGGCAACCGGGCTCTACACCCTCCTCGACCTCTCCAAACGCTTGACCGGAGATGGCACCCAATTTGCGCCGATCATTGAAGTTCTGGCGCAGTCCAACCCTATCCTTGAAGATATGACCTTCATGGAAGGGGATTTGCCCATTGGCAACAAGACGACCGTACGGACGTCCCTCCCGACGCCTTCTATTCGTCGCCTGAACCGTGGGACGGCGGCAACGAAGAGCTCTGCACGTCAAATCATTGACGTATGCATGAACCTTGAAGACCGTTCTTGTATCGACGTTGAAGCCCTCAAAGGCAAACCGAACGTTCAGGAGTTCCGCAAGCAGGAAGATGATGCGCACGTTGAAGGCATGGGCCAGTTCGTGGCCAAGGTCCTTATGTACGGCGACCTTGCAAACCCTGAATACGCTGAAACATTCAACGGCATTTTTGCCCGCTATAAGGAATTTTCCACTGTCCGTGGTGAACCTGGTGCACAAATGATTAATGCCGCCGCAAAGGCTGCAAGTGGCAACAAATATTGCTCTGCTGTCTTTGTCGACTGGGGCCCCCGCAAGGTCAACGGGATTTACCCCAAGAACACCGCCGCAGGTGTGAACATGCAGGACCTCGGTGAAGGGGATGCCTACGACGCAAACGGCAACGCCTTCCGTGCCGTCCAGACGTTGTTCAACTGGAAGGTTGGCCTTGCCGTTGAAAACTACCGCTCCATTGCGATGGTCCGCAACATTGAAACGGCAACGCTCCCGACACTTGACAGCGATGCCCGCCGTCTGCTCCTCGATAAGCTGATTTATGCAAAGAACCGCCTGATGAATCCGAAGGCCCCTGTCCTCTACGTCCCTGACACGCTTTACAGTGCTCTCGAAACCATGCTCCTTGATAAGAACATTGTCCACGTCACCCGTGACGACAGACAGGCAGAACGCCCGATTATCCGGCTGTCCGGCATTGCTGTCAAGAAGCTTGATTGCATGGCCGAGGATGAAGCGGGCTTGAAATAAGGAGGGATACCATGATTTTTGATAATGAAAACATGTTCTTCGATGCCGTTGATGGCGCCGAGTTTGCAAGCGGCAAGGAATCCGCCGCAATTGAGAACCTTGGTGGCGGCGATGCTGTTGACCCGCTGTTTCTTGCGGTCATCATCGCAGGTGGTGAAGGCCAGCTCAAGGCTGACATCACAACCGCAAAGGATAAGGACTTCACGGACACCGTTGAACTTGGGACCTTCCAAAGCGCTCAGAATGCAAAGGGCCTTGCCATCAAGGCAAAGGTTCCCTTTGGTCTGGGCCGCTACCTCAAGGTCAAGCTGACGGGAACCGTTACGGGTAAGGTTACGGCAGGTCTGACGCAGAACGTGCCGAACGAACTTCCCCAGAAATTCCCGAACGACTGACAATATTAGAGGGCTGGCCTACAGCCCTCTTTATTTATACCTCTAGGAGGTGAATCAAAATGTATGGATACATTACGGATGTGGACATCTGCAACCTTGCGCTTAATTACCTTGGCAAGGGAAGCATTGAGAGTTTGGACGAGCGTTCCGAGCTTGCCCGGACTTGCAAGCTCCATTACGATCGCTATCGCAGGATGGCGTTGACGGCAACGACTTGGGGGTTTGCCCTCAAAACGCAGCCGCTAAAAAAACTTGATGTTGAAATCCCTGGCTATAAAGCCATTTATGAATACCCTGATACGGCCCTTGAATTGGTCCGTGTCTATGAAAAGGAAGACGCTGAAAGGAAGATGGATTACCGCAACTCCTTCTACCTCCAGCAAGGCCCTGACGGTGGTAGGGTCCTTTGTACGAACGAAGAATTTGAGGAACCATTTGTTGATTACGTTGAGGACGTAGAGGACACTACGCTATTTACTGACGGGTTCATTGAAGCCCTGAGCCACTATCTTGCGTACGGTATAGCACAGGCCCTCACAGGCAGCGAAAGCAAGGCGCAGACCGAGATGCAGTACTACAACATGAGTCTGCAGCAGGAAGCGTTCAGAAATGAGCGGGAACGGAAGAGGGAGCCGCACTGGCCGACACGCTACTTTGACGGGAGGTTTTAGACATGAGCCAGAAAGAACAGTACTACGACCTTCAACCTTCCTTCAATGCGGGGGTGATCAGCCCCGACGTGGCAAACCGTACGGACCTTGAGAAATATCGTTATGCGCTTCTTAAAGGAAGGAACGTGTTTGTCCGTCCCTATGGTGCCGTCTACCGCCGGCCCGGGATGCGGTTCATGGCGCAATGCAAGTACCCCGACAAGAAAGCCATCCTTGTGGAATTTAACTTCTCGACCTCCATC